ACCAACGCCCACGCGTTGACGCGGTTCCGCTTCCGGGTCGGCTGGCTCTGGCATCGCGCCCTGTGTCGGCGCAGCCAGCGCGGGCGGATCACCTGGCAGCGGATGCGCCGCCTGATCGCCCAGTACCTGCCTATGGCCCGAATCTGTCATCCTTATCCTTTGCGGAGGCTTGGCGTTGTCACCTGAGGCAAGAGCCGGATGCGGTAATCCCGCTCGTCCGGATCCGTGGAGGGGGTGCCCCGTTAAGGGGCATCCCTACTCCGACTGATGTTTGCTTGCCCGCCGTAGTCTTGACGAAGGCGGGCGGCAATCCGGGCGCTGGTGCGGGTATCGGCGCCGCTGTCGACAAATGAGATTTCCTTGAGGACGGCCTTGCGGACCACGTGGACGGGGCCGTCGAAGGTCCTTCCGTTGACGGTCACCTGCTGGCCGTTGGGGACGAACTCGGCGTCGATGACGGCGGCGCCGATACTGGCCTGCCAGGGAAAGCCGTTGACGCCGGACCTGGCCACGTCCCGCGCCCAGGAGGTGTCGCGGCTGACCAGGCCCTCGGCGATGACCCGGCCGTTTTCGATCACCACCCGCTGAGTGTGGCCCACCCCCTGACGCGGGTTGTGGTCCAGGCGCACCGGGATGTCCTGACGCTCGATGGCCAGGCCCTCCAGGTCGACCACCACCGGGTGCGGGAAGCCCGCGATCCGCATCGTCCCGCCCGTGTAGGCGACCATGCGTAAGCGCGGCATTTTTTGACCCTTCTCCGTGTCGTCCGCCGCCTCGACGGTCAGCGGACAGCGGAAGGTGAGGTAGTCAGGCTGCTTGCTGTTGTTCGACATCCGTGTCGACCTCCTCGTCTTCCTCTTCCGTGGGTTGCGGCGCGGCCTGCGATGTGGTCAGGCCCAGTTCGGCCATCAGCTCCCGCTCCTTGGCCCGTTGGCGCAGTTCGGTTTCCCAGTCGCGGCCCTGGCGGGCGTACTCGATGGCGAGCGTGGTGGTGTTGCTGGCCAGGCGGGTGGCCTGGGCGTTGGCCTCCTTGGCCGGGTCGACGTGCTCGGTGCCGTCGAAAAACCACTGGTGCGGCACACTTCGCATTGTGCGAAGTGAGGACAGCTCCGACGTGAGCATGGCCTCGTCAGCCCAGGCGGCAAAGATGCGGTCGAGAACCGCTTCAGCCAGATGGGTCTGCTCGACGCGGATGCTCTTGAAGTAGGTCTGGTGGTCCAGCCGCCCCGAGGCGTAGTTGTAGCCCGACGAGTTGCAGGCGGCGATGTTGTACGGCAGGTTCAGGCAGCGGGCGATCTCGTTGAGAATCTCGCGCTTGAACTCGGCGTACCCCGTCGCCGGCTGCTGGGCCTCGATCTGACCCAGACGCCAGCCGTCCGGCAGCACCGTGGCCATGCGCTTCTCGAGCTCGACCACGTCCATGGGTTCGAGCGCCTGGGCCTCCCCGTTGGCGGGCGCGTCGGTGAACAGGACGGCCGCGAAGTCGGCGGCGGTCTCGGCCGCCGCGATCACCGCCAGCGTGTAGCGGCGAAGCTGGGCGAACAGTGGCAAGGCCGGCGTGATCTCCGGGATGCCCCTGTGCTGGCCGGGCCGATCCGAGCGGAACCAGTGGACCACCGCGTCGGCGGGCACCAGGTCATATTGCGTCTTCCACGCCGCCAGGTCGCCGGGGTGCTGACGCAGGATCGTGTAGGTCTGCGGGTTGCCCCAGGCGTCCAGGATGATGCCGTCGATGTCGGTGTCCGTCGGCAGCATCGACATGACCGGCGACGCCACGCGGTCGGCCTCGACCAGATGCACATCGAGCATCACCGGCGAATCGATAGTCGGGTTGGCAGTCAGAACGGCAAAGGCCTCACCGTCGGCGCTCTTGGCCAGCCGCATGGTGCGGAGTTTTTCGGCGAGATTCACCGCCTTGGCCCACTCGGCGAACGCGGCTTCGACAACGTGGTTGACGCTGGCGTCATCGGTCAACAGTTGCAGGCGCGGACCGGTGCCGATGCAGTCGTTGGCGATGGTCAGCACGATGCCCTTGGCGTAGCTGTTGTTGGCCACTTCGTACCGGGCACGCTCACGGAGTTTGCGGCGTACATCGGCTGAGGCTGCCCCGTCCGCCGAGAGCGCATCGGCCATCGCCCAGTGCCGGGCGTTCTCGGCGGTGGTCTGCGCCGCGTCGTATCGTGCCCGAACCACCGCCGGGAGGGATCGCCCGTGAGAGGAAGCCTTCCTGGTCTTGCGGAACGGCCACATCAGACGGTCCCTCCCGGCGAGATCTTTGCGAGCTTGATCCCCAGGCCCTTGGAGCGGCTGGCCTTCTTCGACTCCAGGTACTTGTCGGCGGCGATCTGCTCGGAGAGCTTGTGCTGCTCGACGCTGGACGAATCGCCGCTGGCCTTGGCCGGGCCTTCGGCATTGGTCTTGATCGAATTGTCGAGGGTGTCGGTCATGGGCATCACCTGCCGGGCACGCGCCCGTCATAAAGTGATTACCCGCTCGGGGGGATTTCTCGCCGTCGAATGGCCGCTTGGGTGAGAATGGTGCCAGATATGGTATGTCAGACGATTTTCTCGCGCGTGGTGATCGCCTGACCGCAGTTTCGGCAGCGTTTCCGACGGATGATCCCCTCATTGCGCCGCCGCGTGTAGACGGTGTGGAAGTGCCGGCAGCCGCAGTGGCGGCAGACCAGTCCAACGTGCGGCGTCGAGGATGGCTTCGGTGTGACGACCTGGTTCATGGTCACCGGCTCCGCTGCAATGCCGAGAGTTTGATGCGCTGCCTGGGCTGCGCTGGCCCGTCCGCCACGCCGGGCAGCGATGCGCCCTGGATGGACGCCGCCACGGCGCAGCCGACCAGGCAGTCCAGCCAGTGGTTGTCGGGGCGCGTCGCCCGCAACTTCCATTCGTCCACGGTGCGGTCGCGGGCCATGGTCTTGACGCGATACTCAGCCGTCAGGTGGTCGGCCAGCAGGCGATGGGCCTTCTTGGCGGAATCGTCGCGGCCGAACAGCGAGAGGCAGCCTGGATCGCCCATGGCCACGGCCAGGCGGGCGTGGACGAACGTCTTCCAGTAGTTCGTGTCGATCAGAGCGTGCCGCACCTGGCGACGCCCGATGGTGTTCGGGATGCGCCAGTGCAGCCCGACGCGGTCCCCACGCTTGCGCTTGTACTCGCTGAAAGGGACGCTGGACGCGCCTACGTACTTGCCGTGGCTGGGCAGCAGGATGCCCGCGAACCCGCTCTGCCGGCAGAACTGGTAGACCACGTCGGTCGACTGGCCCCAGTTGGCGTCGACCAGACACCGGTCGATGCGCATCTCCGCGCCGTCCTCGCGCCGGTAGGCGCGAGACAGCTTCTCGGCGGCGAGCTTCTCCAGTCCACCGAAGATCTGGCCCTCGAGGCCCGCGCCAGGCGTCGCGCGACCCAGCGTGGAATGAACGTCCCGCAAGGTGAAGTAGGCCCGCTTCTGCTCGGGCCACGCGCCGTAGTCCACGATGTAGCCGGTGAAGTTGTCCTCCCATGCGCAGAGCATCCAGAACAGGACCTTCTGCTGCACGTCGATAAACATCGTCAGGTGGTTGCAGCCGAGGGGGATCTCGCCGGGGCGATAGCCGTTGAGCTTGGCGGCGATCTGCTCGGCGGTGAGCATCTCCTCGCCGATGGCCTCGACGATCGGTTCGTTCTGGTACTCGGCGAAGAAGGCCGACTCGTCGCGGTATCGAAGGTTCATCGCGTGCTGGATCGCGCTGACTTCGTCCTCGTTGAACCGCTGCGGCCAGGCGACCACGGCTCCCTTGTCCATCACGTCGCGGTTGGCGATGTAGAACTCGGTCGCTTCGCTGCCATCGCCATCATTGCGGAATGAATCCGCCCGCAGCTCCGCGTACTGTGCCCAGAGCTTCTCACTCGACGGGAAGGCGTACACCATCTTCGTCCGCTCGCCCTGCCACTCGGGATGCTTCTCGCGATCAAGGATATTGTCCGCCATGTCCGCCGGGCGGATCACGGTGCAGGCCATCAGGCCAGCGATCTTCTTGCCCGGACCGGCCATGCCCAGCACGTCACCGGCCAGGATCGCCTCGCGCCGCTGGGACTGCGAAGGCGACCAGGCCGACTCGGTCGTCTGCGGGTCGTCGACCATCACCAACTGCGGGCGCACGACCTGCCCGTCCGCGCGGGCATAGTTCTGCCCGCGAATGTCGCTGCCTTTCATGCCGCTGCTGGAGATCACCACGGCGGAACCCTTGCTGTCGGCGATGGTCGGCAGCACGATCCGGTCGGACGCCCAGTCGATCCGCGTCGGCTCGCCCCTGTACTTCTGGCCCTTCTGCCGGTTGGTGATCCGCTCGAGGCACTGGATCGGGTACGTGACCTCCGGGAAGTCGTCCTGCAGCAGCGGGTTGGTCTCCAGCCAGATCTTGATGTTCTCCAGCAGGTCGCGGGCGCGTTCGGCGCTGGCCGCGATCAGGCACACGAACGGCGACGCCCCGATCAGCGCCGACCACAGCACGGCCGTCTGGCACATCACGGTTTTGCCGCTGCCGCGCGGCATGGCCATGGCGAACAGCCCGCCGGTGCGAACAGCCTTCTCGATCTTCTCGATCACGCGCAGGTGGTCGTCGGACCAGGGCAGGTAGAACACCTCCGGAAAGTACGTCTCGCAGAAGTACCGGAACGACGCTTCGCACCGGGCCTTGCGCTCGGGGTCAGCCACGGCGGGAATCTCGCCGATGTCCTGGG